AGATCATGCAGTGGACCAGGGAGCACGCGCAGTTGCACAACATGGTCCTGGTGATCTTCTCCGGGATGGGCCAGGGGATGCTCCACAGGTTCTCCAGCTTGCTGCAGTGCGCGAAGGACGACGTGATGGAGGCCATGTACGAGGAGCTGACCATGAACAAGGAGCCCCACACGGAGATGGTGACGATGGTGAGCTCGGACGACTTGATGAAGCAGATCCTGATCACCTCCATCAACGCCAGGGAGCCGTTCAACAGGTTGCACTTGCTGATGTGCCTGTACGAGTGCACCAACATGTTGGCCAACATCCACACGAACTGGAAGAAGACGTCCCTCTCCTTCCTCATCGACGAGTTCAACTCGTACTTCTCCACGGGCAAGAGGGCGGTCATGGCCGTGATCAAGGACGTCTTCACGGCCATGGAGATAGTGGACTTGACCGAGCCCGGGATGGCTGTCAACACCATCGTGCAGAACATCTCCCGCGCCTTCTACTACGGGATGTAGCTGACCACCGCGAAGCTCATGTTCAGGTTGATGAGGGCCTGGCTGAAGAGGGTGTACACCATCACCCCCATGATGGTGGACATGCTCACGGAGAGGTTCGACTGCGACGAGAGCCTCCTGCCGGCCGACCTGGGGTTCTTGAGCGAGGACTACATCATGGGCCAGTTGGTCTTCGGCTCGGAGATCCTCAGGTTCAGGTGGGACAACTCCGAGATCTTGAAGAAGTTCTACAGGAACGTGTACACGGGGTTGAAGGAGGACTTCGACGAGATGCTGCACACGGACTACTTGAACGCGACCACCGGGAAGATCAGGCTCACCCTCCCGTACAGGGTCGACAAGAGGCTGTCGGCGATCAAGGAGGACTACATGTTCAGGCACGAGCTCGACATGGAGAAGATAATGTCCAGGAACGAGACGGTCGCGATGATCTCCGAGGAGGGGTGGAACACCTCCACCAACATGTTGACGTTCACCCAGAACTACTTCGTCGGCATGAAGAGGAACTACGAGCACACCGCCTCCCTCACGATCCACTCCTTGGTCAGGGCGTTGCAGTACAGGGGCTCCAGGCTGTCGACGCACCCGAGGATCAAGTTCATGGAGAACCTGGACATGATGACGTTCGTGGACATGTTGTTGGAGAGGGACTCCAACCTCTCGTCCATCGACTTGATGGCCCCCTTGCAGAACATGATGGAGGTGGCCCAGGAGGTGGAGCTCCTCATGAACGCCACCTCGGCCACGCAGAGGAAGAGGCACTCCAAGAAGACCTCCTTGAGGTTCCGGACGAGGGAGTTGGTGATGAGGGCGGACGCCAAGGAGATAATGGACTTCGTGGTCTCCAGGGACAAGAAGTGCTCGAACAGGATGGTCAACATCATCACGGACCTGTGCAACATGTTCAAGATGGACTACGAGAAGTTCATCAAGAACGCGGTGAACACCATCGAGTGGAAGCTGAAGGACTTCAAGTACCCCTTGACCATGTTCAGGAAGGTCGTGGAGGAGTACGTCAGCATGAGGGTGACCTACTCGGTGGACGTCATGGCCAGCTTCACCGACAAGGGGAACGCGAGGGACAACATGATCGAGCTCTTCTGCGAGAGGGCCTACCCGCACAAGGTGTTGGCGATCCACAAGGAGGGGAACTACGCGAGGATCGCCGACGACATCAAGACCTGGGTCGCCGTGG